GGTGGGGAAGTTGGTCGACTCGAAGAACTTCACACCTTCGAACTGAACACCAGTCGGCATCACAGGTTCACCAGCCAGGAAGTAACCCTGACCAGCTTGGGGACCCATGTAGAAGCTGGCATTGTTAGGCATCATGGGGTTGCCCATGTACATGCCTTGGCCAGGGTTGCCGCTGTAACGAACGATCTCACGGAAGTCAGGATCACGACGCAGGTGCATCATGAAAGTGGGATCGCAGATGCAGCGATACAGACCATCAGCGAAGGTAGGAACGTTGCGCTTACGCAGGTCCTTAACAACGGTCAGAAGGTCAGTGCGCACCTGGAACTGCTGCACTTCAGCGGTATACTCAGCGCCGCTGTAGGTGATTTGACCAGAAGCGTTCTTGGTCTTGCCACCAGCGAAGTAGTAACCACCCTGGGTAGTAGAAGCGGCACCGTTTGCTTCGGCTTTGGCAAGTTCGTCAATGAAGACGCGGTCACGCCACCGGCGATAGTCGTCGAGCAGGGTCAGGCTGCCGATCGACTGGTGGAACATGTTCAGATTACCGGTGTCCAGCAGCAGACGCTGGGCGGTAATCAGGGTTTCACGAGCGATCTTGAAGGTCGAAGGCTGGGTCGGATCACCCGGATCTGCAGGACCGGTGTACTCCTTAAGCACCACCAGGACTTTCTCCTTGGTGATGTTACGGCTGTTGGCCGTACCGATGGTCTGGTCGGACACGCGCTCGCGGCTGTCCTTAGTACCAGGGGTACCCCAGAACTTATAGCGGTCTAACTGAACGGTTTGACCAGGCTGACGGGTGAAGTCGTGGACCACCACAGGCTCCACTGCCATTTCTGCGATATACGCAGGGTGGGGACGGTAAAGTTCCGCACCCAGAATCTTTGGAAAGTCGTTATCAATGAACACTTTGTTTTATCCTCCAGTGTCGCAGGAAGTGTTTTATCGGGTGAAAGATTCAGACATGAATATGTCTTATCTAACACAAATTTTAGCAGTCGGTAATTTATTTATTACACGTACTGCATAGTGGGAGCTTTGTAACGAGCACCCAGAGAATTGCTAGAACCGTAAGACTCGGGATCAAGGGCAGGCTGTTGAACAAAACCTGGTACACCAAGGGCTCCAGGGATCTGAGCTGCTGCCATACCGCCCACGCCTGCTGCTAGAGCAGAAGCCGGAACTAAACCAGCCGCAATACCTTTACCGATGTTGCGTTGAACACCTTGAGTTGGGAACGGAATTGCTGCCGATACACCAGCCAGGGGATCACCAAACAACCGAGTATCTGCTGCAGAAACCACATCAGCTGCAACATTAGCTGCTTTACGCCGTAAACCTTCGGCTGGAAGATCACGTGCTACGTCACCAATTTTGTTGCCAAGTTGAGTGACTTGTTTTTGTGCTGCAGCAATCAATGCAGGATTATATTTACCTGCAAGTGCACGAGCTCCAAGAAGTCCAGCTGCACCGCCAAGGGTGGCAGCGCCACCCATCAGTGCAGCTTCTCCAGGCTCGGCTCCTTGTGCGGCGCCATAAGCAGCGGTACCTAAACCAGCTGCAATAGGAACACCATATTTAAGAGAGCCACGCATGGCCTCACTCCATCACAAAGAGTTTGTTAGCAACAACTTGAGGCTGAGCTTGGTTCAGAATGCGCCAAGCTTGGCTGGGATCGAAATCCATCTGCTGCTTGAAGGTACCCCAGAAGTTTTCGGGCTGCTGAGGAGCAGAAGCCGAAGGAGGAGCAGGCATGTAACCAGTGTTGGGATCCACCATTTCGGTTGGGTAACCAGGGGTGGCAAGCTCAGCTTCGCTTTCGTACACAGGGTACGGACCTTCAGGACCGAAGAACTGGAGGGTGTAATCGCTGAGAATGTCAGGGTTGGTCAGGATCTGGTTGTAAGCCTGGTTCTCTTGACGCTCGTTGACGGCAAACTCGGCGTACTGTTCGATCAGATCTTTGGCTTCGGTGCCCCAGGCAACTGCACTATCCAGCATGCCTTCCAGTTGGAGGGCATAGTTATTGAGAATTGCGGGAGCTTCCACGCCGTACGCGCTTACCACGTACCGGCTTTCCGGACTCCACTGGAGCAGATCCGCCACCTGCTCCAAGGATACTTGAGAGGAGGTTGGGGAAGAGTTGGGCGAGGATGTCGGGTTGGCTTGCCAGGTCTGCGGAGCCGATTGTTGCGTACCCTGGGCGCTGACTTGGCCGTAATTGGCTGGGCTGAATTGCGTCGTCTGAGAGGGTTGACCCTGGAACGGGGATTGAACCGGACTGCTCAGCAGGTTCACCACCTTGTTGAACGCCGATTCCCATGGATTGCCCGTCGCCTCCGATTGGGATTGGGGGGCGTACTGAGTAGGGGCGGATTGGTAACTGGGGGCCGCCTGCGGTACTGCTTGCGGGTAGCTGGTACCCACCTGATACGCCACTGGACCCTGGTTCGGAGCTGCTTGGTAGCTGCTGGGTGCTGGTGCCACGTAGCTGCTGGGAGCCACCGCTGCCGGAACCGGGCTCGTCTGTGGGATCGATTGGACGGTAGCGTCCTGCATAACTCATCTCCTTTTGTAGAGCTTCTAATGTTCGATACAGATATGGAGTTAAATCCAATCTTGGATCCGCAGCCATCGGAAGATCCGGTGCTTGCGGGTGAGGAGTCTGCATCATTCCCCCCACAAGGCGAGCGAATTGAGAGTATGCACCCTGTAATTCGTTCACCATCCTGAACGGGAATCCCGAGAGCATCGAGGCCCGTTCCTCATCCGTCTTAGACGGGAAGAGGTATTTCAGTGCTTCAATGCTATCAACACCTAACTCTTGTAAGTTTCTTACAACAATGGAGTTGTTCAGGATATCCTGAGTCGAGTCTTCGTAAACGGGACCCAACCAGCGCCACTGGACGGTTACATCACCATCCGGTATGAGACCAGTAACTCCGGGTGGAATCATCTGGGTCTCAATTAACGCCATCATAAGTTTCTTGAGCTGGTCGTTGTACGCTTGCAATGCGTCTTGATAACCTTGCTCAGCTTCTGCTGGTGCGCCAGGAGGCAGAGGTACTGGCTTCTCGATACCAGCAGCTGCAGCCAAAGTGGAACGGAAAAGCTGTTCTTCTTGATAAATAATTAGTTCAAGGCACCTGCAGATGCCATGTGTGTAAATAGCATTTGCTTTTTTCTTTGATGTTGCAGCAACACGACCGAAGAGTGATTTGTATTCCGTTGCAGTAACACCAGCTGAAATCGAAAGTTCGTCCACACCACCAAGGGCAGTACGAATCTCTTCCCGGTATTGGCGAGCGAAAGAGTTTTGGTCACCAGTGATGGCATCTGGGACGATGTAACCAACTCGGTCGTTAGGCTCCAGGTTTGCGATCACACGCGGCACCCTGAGCTGACCATCAACACCACGGCTGACAGGATCAGCTTTGAACATCGACCGACTCATGGGAGACGGACTTGCAAAACCAGAGTTCGCTGCAATCGATGGACGCTGAACCACAGAGTCGCCACCGGACTCAATCAGGTCAGTCTTGGGACGAGACGACAGCAGAGTCGGATTACCAAAGAAGGTAATGTTCTTGCGAATCGTCCGCATCAAGTCGTCATGGGTGACGATGTGATTCGCCATGGAATCAAAGTCACCGATGCCTTCCGATGAGAAGCCTTGAGGATTATTGAAGATCTCAACGCAGGGAATGAAACCAAGGGAGTTACGTAACTTCTTGGTGTTACCTGTCATTGAGTAAGTGGGCATATCAAAGGTGAGTTCACCTTCTGAATGCGTCTCTTCAATTTCGTTTGCTTTGATCGACAAACGAATGTAGCGTTTTGCTCCAGGGTTGTATGTGGAGCTAGACCCTGTAATGTTGGTGGTATTGATCTGATCGCCAAACCCGTTGCCGCGCTTGACCTTATAGCTATAGATGATCACCACCTCATCAAGCTCACCGTCGACGTTGTAGTACGAACGGTATTCGTGCTGACGGAAGTAATAGAGGCGGTAGTTGTTTTTGGTTGGACGAATATAGAAAAGCCCTTGGCCATCACAAAGGAAATACTCCCAGATAGAATCCAGGCGTGTATCCATCTTGTTGTACTTCAGTACACGATCAAGGAAATCCTTGCGTTGTGCACCGAAGTTGTCCTGGGTCGGGAAGAACTCAACTCCTTGGCGGATGCCAAAGAGTTTCATCTGAGCAATGTGGGACGCAACAATGCCAGTATCAACAACAATGTTGCTATCTTTATCAAGATAGGCATTGATGATTTCTTGAAGCCTGGCCTTAGCGTCAGCCATCAACTATTCCCCTTTTCTTTTAATGGTAGCAGTTTTCTTTATTTGTGTTTATCAAAATTTTCCACGAAAACCTGCTTGAATTTCACCAGGGAATCCACCAGGTCCGCCCATTCCAGGCATACCTTGCGGACCACGACCGCGCCCAGTATTGCGATAATTGACGTTAATACCAATACCTGGAGTTTCATAGGAACCCTGCAGGGAAAAACCTTGTGGCATCTGCATGCCCATTGGATCTGTGTAAGCAGGATTGAAGCTTCCGCCTAGACGTAAGGTTTGATTACGATCAAGTTGAATGTTGGTGCTACCACCAATGGACTCAAGGCGATCATCAACAGCGTTGACATCAACGTTAAAAGGCCTAGGACCAAAAGCGGGACCCATGCCCATACCACCACCTAAAGCGCCGGCATTACCCATTGCTTGGCCTGCAGCCATACCAGGGAATGCTTGGGCTAACGGAAGTTGAGGTCCGGTACGACGGAGGAAGATCTCTTTTTCGTTTGGGTTGTCAGTACCCATTCCTTTGTTGTAAATCTTTTGCTGACGCTTCATTTGATTGTGAGGTTCAGGATTAATTTGTAATCCTTGACCACCTATGAAATTACCGCCAGCAAGGAAAGATTGTCCTGGTGCACCAGGGACATTACTCTCGCCGTAATAACGTATCATTTATCTATGGTTGTAATCTCTTTATTTTACCTGGCTTTTCTTTTGCTCAGTGGCTCTGTAGAGAAGCGACCAGCCTGACGTTTGGGCGCAACAAAATCATATGCTTTTAACGGAGATGGCACACGAGGAGACGTGATCTGTCCCATCGTTTCATACGCTTTCATCGGAAGGTCTTCCGTTGGCTGTACTTGCATTAATAAGTCGACAGGTGCCGAGCCAAACGCACTGCCAAAATAACGACCAGCCAATTCGAAATCCATACCTTCTCCTACGTTCCTTTATTTTAATCTTCTATGACTTCGTAGCCAGAAGGATCGTTAACTTTAGAGATGATGATACCGTCGCCTCGTACATCCCAGTTGAGAAGATCGCCTTCTTGCCAACCAAGTTCTTCTGTTACTTCATCTGGAAAGATGATGTATTGATCCCCGTTGTCGTCCTCTAAGACTTCAAGAATGTAACTCATTTGGCCGAGAGTATTTTCTCCATTAGCTTATCAAGTTTATTGTTTATTTCACGGAAGTTGCTATGCATCTCCTGGATCTCTCTTAAGAAGTCAACCTTGAGAACGTATTCCATTGGCATACGGTTGATTTGGTCTTCCAAGATGTCAATCCTACGTTTTTGAGATCCAATGTAATCAAAGGCCTGCTGGACTCTCTCCTGCTGCCTATCAAGTATTTTATTCGCCGCCCAGGATCCACCTGTAACAGCAGATACAATGGCTGTAAGGCCAATTGCTATGTACTCCGGACCCACGGCGGCGTTATTACTTTTCTTTTTATTCTAAGTTTAGTAATCAATTTGAAGCTGACCTTTCCGTGCCAAGCCGGTCACAAGCCACACCAATGCATCAACACAGTCATCATGGCTACTAACACCAAAGTTAGTCAGTTCCTCAAACATTGCTGTGAAGTTGCGGAAGCGATTAAAGATAATCTTCCGATCTTCAAACATGCCCATAATGCCACGGAAACGTGCCAACTTATCTGACCGGAATCCTTTCACGGGGTGCCAGATCAAGTTATACAAACTCTCATTGGTCAAACAAACTCGCTTGAAGTCGGCCTCCAGGGAAGCCTGGTACTGAACTGCTTCACTCCAGATGTCGCACGTGGAGTAGGTGGGGAAGTAATTGCCGTTATCATCCTTGCCGAGGATCGACCAGTCGTTGAGAAGCTCCTTAAGGGCATCCAGCTTTTCAAGGTTACCCATTACCCGAAGCCTACGGTAATCAATAATGTGAACGGCATCTCCAATACGTCCACCCAAGACCATCACGGTGTAGTCATTCTTTTCTTTTGTACCAGCAGAAAGGTCAACACCAATGCCAAGCGCATCAAATTCCGTAGCAATCTCAGCTTTAACAATCAGTTCAGGCGCCAGGGACAGCTCGTTCTGTCTGACGATCTGATTCATGTACTGGAATGAGAAAGCAATCGGTGCTTGCCGTTTCTTCTCACGCAAGTAATCCAGGGACCACATCTCTGGCCAGTAAGACTTTTCCTCCCCTGTCTTGGGATCATTCAAGATTGCAGACAACACAATCTGCATCCAATTGTTCTGTGGATTGAATGTCGTTGAATGAATGTCGTCGTGACGGAAGCGGGTACCAAGACAAATTGCCCTGGCACCTTCAAACATGGTGGGTGCAATCACCGCATTCCAGTTGTCCTGCATCTGTTTACGGATGTCAGGATTGGAAATATCAGCTGCAGACTTGATGGCGTCATCGATGATGACCAAGTGAGAACGCTTGGAGGTCACCGAACCTTTAAGACCTGCTGCGCAAAGTGTGAATTGTTCTTCACCAGTGGTGTCGATGCCAGCAAACTTATGATCAATGGACCAGTACTCATTACTGGTGACATTCTTCAGAAGACGTACGGTTGGGAAAACTTCTTGATACCGCTTGCTTTCAATAATCCGTTTGATGGTTGCCGACTTGGAGCGTGCAATATCAACGGTATAAGACAGATACAGGATCTGCAGTGGCTTCTTGGCCATCGTATGGATGCCAATCGCCCATGCCGTAAACAAACCAAGGATGGTGCTCTTCGCTGAACCCCGTGGCGCAAGAAGGTCAATGTTAGGTCCAGCAATCTTAAGTAGACAACTGCTGTCCTCTTGCGTCACAAAGTGCCGGTGCCATTCTTTGTGGTGTTCAGCAGGAGGTTTATCAGCTACATAATCACAAAAGAAGCCAAAATCTTCCCTTGCCTGCTGCAAGGTTTCAAGATTTTTTGCTGGACGAATCTGTTGCCTACGTGCAGCCGCACGAGCATTACGCCTATATGCAAGGTGTTGATATGCAGGCACTAGATTCAATCACCGGTAGTGACTAAATACTAGCCGAATGCAGCTTGATTGCGGAAAGGATCTTCTGTAGAAGCTGCCTTTTTATACGCTTTAGCTGCTGCACTCGCAGTTTGAGCTTTCTGTGGATCGTACTCCGCTTGATATGTTTGTTGTTGACGTTGTTCGTCGGAACCACTCAAAGCAGTTGCAATAGAGTAGTCAGTATTTTCTTCTTCAGCGGCTTGTTTGACAGTGCCACCTACTCCGGTTGGATTACCAAATTGATCATAAGGACCAGTAAAACCTTTACCTGGTGGTACTTGACGTTCAATATCTTTTAACCACTGGGGTTTTTCTTTTCTGGCACTACCATACTCTGCTGCAATTTCGCCAAGGTTTTCACCTCTAGGGCCAGAGGCTTCTTTTACGGTTCCTCCAAATCCTGTCGGATTGCCTTTCTGATCGTAAGGACCTGTAAAGCCTTCTCCAGGGAGAATTAACTCTTCTGTATCTTTAAGAAGCTTATCTAAACCTTCGTCGGTATTTGTATTTGCTTGTGCAATTCCGTCTGTGTATTGATCAAAGAAATTTTGGGCTTCGCTACCAGAACCAGAAGACTTGCTTCTGTAATCTTCAATTGCCTTTTCGTACGCGGACTTTACCTGTGCATCTAAGGCTTTAAGTTGATCTTGATAATCAAACCACTTTTCAGGATTTGCTGCACGCGCAGATGTAATGGAGCTGCGCTGAGGAGCAAACGCATCGTAGACGCTATTAATGATTTTATATTCTTCGTCGGTGTATGGCATTACTCTTTGCCTTTCTTACGATTTTGATCTTGATACTTACGTGCCTTATCTAAAGCTGCTTTGCGCTTTTGGTTGTCCGACATTTCGCTCCCGTCCTTGTTCTTCTCGCCCTTTCCCTTGAAGTGCGCCAGGAGTTCGGGAGGCATTTTGTTCTTGGACATCAGCTTTTCTATTGCGTAAGGCGTTAAGGACTTCTGCTCCTTCTTGAGCTTCTCCCCCGATTGGAGCACCCTGTAATTTGCGGGCACCACTAAATCGATCTCGATTCCGCTGAAGTTGCTGAACGATGTTAATCATCCCACCCGCAAGACGAGCATCTGGTGCAGATTGACTTTGCGGAGAAGGATTCATTGATTGAGTTGATTAACTCTCTTCATATTGCATTTTAGCCCACACACTCATTGAAGCTTCTTCCAGGGGTAGTTCAATTGGATCATCCTTGAAGATTGCCATCAACTCACGAATGGCTCGATCAGCTCCAGCCATCAGCAAACCTTTGCGATCCCTGCTCCCCGTAAACTGTTCAATCTGTGCAATGGTGCCACGTAATTCTTTTTGCATACCAGCGATACGTGCCACGCCAGCATCACGTTTCACAATGCCGTTATCTACGTCATCACGCAGCTTACGAATGTCCTCCTGCATTTCTTCAATTTCGTACAGGAGTTTCTTGCGATGATCAGGCTTGGGGTAATGCTTACGCACCCAATGATCACACGCAGTGATGCTACCCCTGTAACCAAGGAACCTGGCGTAGAGGTAGCACTCGATGATGGAGAAGGTATTCTTGGCGAAGTCCGTGAAGAACTCCTGGTCAGAAGACGTTAAGTTATCGACCCACTGATCGAATAACTCAATATCGATAAGCTCGTTGGGCCTGCTTGTAGTCTCGGGCCTCGTCCGCTTGCTTGAACTGCTGGGCTTGTTCAGCAGAGGTTCTTTGTTCTGTGGCACCTTTACCAATCGTCTCACGTTCTTGTAAGCCAGCCTCTTCCATCTTCTTCTTAGAGAAGCCGTAAGCAACCTCTGCAGCTTGCTTGTATTTATCTAGATCAAACCAATCATCAACATCGGTTTGACCTGCGGGTACGCTGGTTGTCATTGTTTACTATACCTTAAATCAGAAGTTGCTCATGACGTTGGCAATACCAGCGGCAAATTGACCGCGACGATCTTCTAAAGCTTCTTGACGCTTTTGACGACCTTTTGATGCTTCCAGTTTGTCCAACAGTTGCTGGAACTTGGAAATGTCAAAGTAATCAGTAGAAGTACCAGAGGTGGTAGAACTGGTCATTGGTATCCCTAAGTAATGTACCTATTTTAATCAGTATTAGCCGAAGGCTGAACTGATGAGGCCGTACATGCTGCCGGCCAAGTTAATACGTCCGATCTTCTCATCAAACTCACCGCGAGTCTTGATGCCTTCCACGTTGTACTTGCCAGTGATGTCAGCAACGTCACGGCTTGCTTGTGCTTCGATGCCAGCAACCTTCTCAAGACCAGCGTTGATGATGGGTTGGAGATCCAGGCGACCCTTGACTTCGATACCGGCAACGGCTTGGCGCCATTCCGACTCTTTATCTGCGGAGTATTTAGTGCCTTCTAATTCTTTTTCAGCACCGTAACGCTGTGCTCCGGAATAAGCATCGGCAACATACTTGTCAGCTTCACCGCGAATACTGGCGGAATTAACAGTTGCATCCGCACCGATTTGAGCAACTTTTACGTCGTACCCGCCAAGAACATCAGCGAGTTTAATTTGCTCATCCGTGAGGATCCCGATAATGCCACGACCGTCATCCCCTGGACGAGTACCGCCACCGCTTAAATCTTTATTAACTTCTTCAGGAGTAACAGGAACAACCTTTCCTTTATTTTTAATATAAGATTTTGCTTCACCTTTTAGCTTTACATTTTTATTCTTTTTAGCATACGTAAAAACTTTTTTTAAAGGAGTATCAGGAAAGTTGGCTTCAAATTTCTGAACTTCGCCTTTGCTGATTTTAGATCCAAAGCTTTGAAGGAATTGCTTTGGATCTTTTTGTGGTTGAGGAGCCGACTCCTTAGGTTTTGAAGCTTTGGGTTTATCTTTTTTTGCCATGATTTTATTTTGCGGTAGAACCGTAAGTCATATAGTAACCCTCAGACGTACGAGGGAAGGCGCGACCGCCAAAGATGTAACTCAGTTGTTCTTGTTGTGGCGTCAGCATCTTGCCTTGTGCCATGAGATTCTTCGTTAAAAAGTCACCAAAAGCAGAAGGCCCACGGATGCCTGAGCGCTTTGCGCGATCAGCCATGTCACGGTATTCTTGATCCGTGAAAGTAAGACCAACGTTTTCATACAACTGATCCGCAATATCAAATCCACGATTTGCTAGATCAACGTCTTTTTTCAGGCTACGACGAAGTGCCTTGGCATACCGCGTTTCAGTTGGGTAAAGCTCTACAAGATTACGTAGTTGATTTTCATATGCTCCACGATCTCCAGAGCGGAGATACATCTTGGCGTCTTCAATATCAAGTTCTTTTTTCCATTTTTTGGGCTTGACATCAGCAAGTCCAATATCCATGTAACGTTGCATCAATTCGGAAGGAAGGAATTGAGTGCCCCCGCCACCAAAAAGACTAGAGATGCCGCCAACAAGGGCGCCTCCAATTGTACCGATTGGACCAAAGACGGATCCAGTGGCCGCACCTGATAGCGCTCCCCCCGCTGCCCCGGCATAGTTTAAAGACATCTCTACAAACGATCTCTTCTTTTATCTTCTTATTTTAACGTCTGTTGATCAAGCAACTAACGCAGCGTATCGACCAGCAAGACCAGGATTCAGTAAAGTATCACGCAGTTGACCGCGACGATAATCGGGATTCATCTTGATCCTGGAAGCAATAATCGGTGCTTGCGTTTCGTCAAACAAGGAACGACGACGATTAGCAGCAGTTACACCAGCATTGACATCGAACATACCAATGCCAGTACCCATGGCATTAGCAGCAGAAGCTTGGGTGTTTGATTGCCCCAGGAGGGTATTACCAAGGCTACCTGCAAGAAGGGTCGCCAGCCCCCCAAACCCACCACCACCGCCGCCACCGTAGCTTGGAACAGAACCGGTGAAACCACCTACGTTCAATCCACCAAAACCACCCGTGAAGCCGCCACCACCTAAAGCATCGCCCATGCCACCGAAAGCACCGGCGGTATCAATACCAAAAGAAGGATTAGTAAAGAAGTCCATGTTTATCTCCGTTGATATCTATTTTACTTATAGGTATTGAGCAATCGTATTACCGGAGAAGTACGATGGTTTCATCACGTTCTCCCTCACCATCTGTAAGGTTTCAGGGAAGAAGGTATAACGACGATCCATTGCTTTCTCGAATTGGGTTGGCAGATTAACCAAACCAGCAATCACAGTTGCTTCCTTAGCACGCTCTTGGGCGCGATCTGCGTTGCGTTGAATCAGATCGAAGAAGTACTCACCCTGTTCTTTTAACTTATCAATATCTTGTTCTTCGTACTTATTAAGTAAGTTGAGGGCAAACATGCCACCCATTGGAGTATTGGGATCAATACCCGCTGCCTCCAGGGTTTCTTTCATCTTCTCAGCCGCCGTCTTCTTGCGTGGTTCACTCACCGCTTCTGCGTAGCGACCAGCAAGAGGAGGCTCTGTCCCCAAAGCAAAGCCAGTACCAACGGCAAGGCCAGTGGTATTGGAATTCAAATCCAGGGGTTTAATCCCTGGCATCGAATAATTGACTTGAGACAGTCTAAAAGGAAGCAGGGGATCAGCCATATTAATCAACCAAAGCGAATTTGGGGAGCCTGCAGAACAGAACCTGCGTAAGGAGCGGCGGTCAGTGCGGTACGAAGTGTTGCACCGGTCTCAGCTTGTGCACCTTGTGCCAGAGCACCAGCGGTCGCAAGCACACCAAGCTGGCTCTGAAGCTGACCTTGGGTGTTCATCAGAGCTTGTTGACGAATCAGCTCACTGTTCTTCATCTTCTCAATGATCGGAACATTGCGCTGGAGGTCGTAATAAGCTTGATCCGAATAGTGCTTCGACAGATCCTTCATGGCACTGGTGTAAGTGCCCATCTGATTGCGATATTGGGTAGCGCCCAGTTCACCCATCTGCTGGGCCATTGCCATCTGAGTGGAGAACTCACCTTCCTTACCTTTGGTGGGTTCACCAGTAGCTTTCTGACGGAACGATTCAGACGCCTGTGCTGCCACTGGAGCACCAAGCATGCCACCGATAGCAGGCAGTACGGCAGAAGCAATCTTGCCGTAGGGGCCAGGAAGTGCCTTAGCAATTGCCGCCCCCGCTGCCACACCAGCACCACCACCGAGCAATGCACCCGCAGCACCGGTAGGACGACCAGCCTGTGCCTCCTCAATTGCCCCCATTACCGGGGCCACCATGCCACCAATTAAACCAAGACGGCCCGTAGGGACAGCGCCAAGGGCGGTACCTGCTGCTTCTAAGCCACCACGTACCTTTTTAAGAGCAGAAGTTGCAAACTGCTGAGCTTGTTGGCCAGCAGTTAATTGTGGACCACGGGGAATGATGGTTGTTGCACCACGAGTTGGCAACGTTTCAGGATCAATGAGACCAGCACGCGCAGCTGCATAAGGATCCTGATAGTAAGCTCGTGGATCTAAGCCCGCCTGCATGGCGGCTAACTCTTGCGGCGTCATTTATAAATAAGTCTTTTATAGAATAAATTCTATCACTGCATCATTTCATACTGAGCAGTGGTAGGTAACTGATTCTCTACAGGTTTAGCAGCAAGTGCTGCATTAGCCAAGTTACCGGTAATCACACCTGCACCAGCACCAAGTGCAGCGCCGGCTAAGCCACGGCGGAATGCATTCTTAACAAGAGGTGCAGTGCGAATACCAACGGTTGCACCAACAATGCCACCAGCCGCTGTAGTAACCGATGGAATGGTGACGGGATAACCAAGCATCCGCACTTCAGGAACGCCTTCTAAGTTCTCAGAGGTGCCTTTGATGAGACCAAGGAATCCTTTGTCTTGGTAGTAATTACGCAAATAGTTTGTGTAACGTTCTGGTGTTAAGGAAGGAATATCTTCTTTTGCTGTTTCATAATTTAAAGGACGACCAGTACGTCCTAAGAAGAAACGTTCAAACAACTCTGGTACCGGCTGGCTGGTTTGACGGCGATCTTCTGAACCTTCTTCTGCATACGCCTGAGCAAAACCCTTGGGCCTAAACATTTCGCCAGGATTGGCCAGGTTATACGCCCCAGCAAGTGCCGTTGCAGGTACAGCGATACTTGCAGTAATTAAACCTGTTTTGGTTGGTCCCAGCTCCTTGTAGGCCTCTTTACCAATCGCTGCTTCTGCCGTTGCACCTAAGACGGCAAGTGGATGGTTATAACGCCAATAAATACCACGGGTACCATCGTTCGTTAAGTCCGTAAGAAGACGAGCGCCGAAGGCGCCGACTGCTTGGGCCGGCGTCTCGCTCATCGAAACACCAAGACTCTTTAACTGTTGGTGGTACTCACCACGAAGTCCTGGGATGTCCTTAAGGATAGACGGACTGTATTCCCCTTTCTCGTACGCAATCTTGCTGGCTTCCGCACTCTTGCGGGCACCAGTCATTAACTCTTGCTTGGCTGTAGTGACTTTGTTGAGGAAATCTTGAAACATGTCACAGCCTCGGATTAATAACGCCCTGAAGCATCGCTTGATCTTCTGGACTTAAATACTGCGTCCACGAATTACGTGGCATCTGACTTAACAGCTGCTCAAACGGCTGGCTGGAAGGTAAACCAGTCAGTTGGTATTGAGTACCAGGGGACAGCTCTGAGATCTGGGACGCAAGCGGCAAATCATTCACAACAGAGCGTTGTTCGATCTGTTGGGCGATCTGTTGCTGCTGGCCACCGGCAAGAAGTTCACTGCCAAGGATACTGCCGCCAATGGAACCGGCTACGTTGGCCACACCTTCAATGGCATTACGCATGCCAGGGCTTTTGATATTCCGTGCGGCGTAACGTCCGAGCATTGTCGCTGGTAGTGAGCCAAGGACATCAGTTGCTGCGTAGGTCAGACCAGCGGTAGGACCACCGGCCAGCATGCCGAAACCTGCGCTTAAGGCGGTGCCTGGTAAAACGTTCTTTGTAACGCTACCAATATTTTCTCCTATGAATTTACGCAGGCCCGCAAGCTTCATTTATCTATCCTTTTTACTCATTATAAATTGCTAGGACTTAATCCTCTTCGTCACCAGCGAGAAGCTGGGCGACACTCTTATCACCTTCCAGTTCATTCTTAGCTTTGGTTTCCATCTGAGCCATGATGTAACCCTTAGGATCTGGATTCTTGGCACGTGGCATTGGATTGGATGCACGCTTGCCAGGGTTAAGTGTTGGGCTAAGGGAATAGTACTCGCCCCACACAGGATTAAAACCAGGTTGTTCTTCTGGACGTTGATTAGTTAAAGCACGTCCATTGACGAAGTCGTAATCCTTCTCACGGTTAAAACGACCGATGCCAGCAAAGACTTCAATCTCGCCCGTATCATCGCCTACCTGCTGAAGACCGGGGTTGAGCTGAAGCTTACGCGTCTGGATACGACGCAGAAGGTCCGTACTATCAAAGCGGTTTAGGGTCCAGGGAGCTACACCGCTGTCTGCTTTAACCGAAAAAAGCTCATCAAAATTGAGGTTCTTTCGTTTGGTAAAAAGATCTTTACCGTAGTCAAGATAACGATCTAACTCAAGCCTGTGGTCCTTAGCCATCAGCCTTCCTGTTTGCTGTCTTTATTCTTCTTCAAGCCTACTAGCGTTTTACGAAGCCGTGCTTGTTTCACGGTCTTTTCATCGTATTTATCTGGATTGGAAAGGACGTTTGCCTGCAGCTGAGCAGAGGTAATACCTTTGCGCTTGGCTTTGGCAGTGAAGGCGCCTTCCTTCATGTCCATGCCTTGAATCCACTTCTTGTCTTTCTTCTTCTTGTCAGCCATGATTAAACACTAAAACCGCGTTGACGTAAGATTGCTTGCGGATCGCGTCCTTCAATTATAGCTCGACGTGCAATTTCACTTACCTCAAGACTACGCTTAGAAACTTCACGTTGTGTAAGCTCTTTCTCAAGAGCAACTTGAATACGTGGAGCTTGAGCATTAGCCGCCGCCGTCGCAAGCTGTGTGCTGGTCAGAGCTTCAAAGCCGGTTTTATTTTGTTGCTTCTGCAGCCAACCTGGAACGTAACTTGGTTTGCGGGACGCAGCCTCGCTGTACTCACCAGTTGCTTTGCTAACAGCACCAGGGACGTAACCCGGTTCTACGCCATAGATTCCAATACCAGCAGACCCGCCGGCAGGACCAGGGGTTTCTGGGCGATCAAGAACGCCGTACTGGATTTCCTGCTTTGATAAAAACTGCGGTTCCACATCTGGAACAACCCCACGCACCCTTGCCGTACCAGGTAAATCAAGCGCAAGTTCATCAGGCGCACCTGGCACTAAAGGCTCGGCAGTGCCGTACAGCTGACGTAAGGACTGCTTTGGTAGTGCTTCGTGGTAACTGGGGGACGAACCACGGATTGCAGTGCCAGCTGCCGTAGACGTAACAACAGCTTGAGGTCCAACATTAAGGACCGACCTTTCGATCAACGGCTCTTGCGCACCGACCGACTCAACTGTGCGGCGAATGGGGCCTGCTGGCAAACTAAACTCGATTGGTTGCGTGCCAGTGATCTGTTGAGAGCTGGATGTACGGAATGGCTGAGCAAGTGCCCGTTCAAAACGTACGGTGCCAGGTTGTAAGCCTGCCAATTCCAATGATTGGCGGCGAGCGATCATTTCTTCCTTCGCTTGATCGGCAAGTTCCTGCGCGGTAATAGGCTGAAGTAATTCAACTTGATCTGCTGGAACACCGTCAGGTGTCATCGACAATGCGAGGTCTGCACTACCGGTTTGCCGGGCAACACTGTTGACTTGCGCAAGATCTAGATCTTCGTTGCGTTGTGCACCAAGCATCGTCCGCCCGGTGATCTGATCTTCTCCAGATTCAAGGGCACTAATGGTTTGTGTCGCGACAAGTGCTGCATCTTCCTGGCGCTGCTGCGCAAAACGCAATAGATCCTGCGTTGCTTGCTCACGACGGGCGGCAGCGACCTCTGGTGACACCGGACCGAAGCGTGCATAGTTGATATCCTTCGGATCTGGGCGATATTGAGGCGCAGTACCCAAACGAGCAAGGATTTTGCTGGTACGAGAAGGTGCACTGAGCGATTCCATCTCAAGTGCCGTGGGTTCAGGGAAGGTTTCAGCTAATTGACGCCCATATTGCGCCATTGCCTCCGCTTCTGTTGGTACCAGGCTGCGGCTTACGGTTTTTGAGGGTGGGACATCCGCAATTTTGGCAACATTCACGTCACGTGCGTCCGGAACACTCAAATCAGTAAGCGTTACTCCCCCTTTGCGACCACCACCGGCAGCTCTCGCACCAAATCCACGCTTGGCCGCCAGACCAAGACCCAAAATACCCAGACCTGCCGCTGCAAGACCCGCAAGTGCACCTAAATTCGGGCCACTTTCCTGCTGACGGAGTTGACTCTGGCGAAAATCACGTACTGCCGGGGCTAAAGCAGCCCTTTCCTCCGGATCTTCTGGGTATGGAGTACCAGTGGCGCGGCTGTAGGCGGCAAAATCAGCAGGGGATAACGCCATTGAACTTTTATTGACTCAATATTTCTTGTTATTTGTATTTTACTGGGAGGAATTTAGGAAAAAAGTAAGTACAGTAGACTATTACCAAAAGAATCAGCGAGAAAACACGGCACTGACGCCATGGATCCTAAAAATAAGTTAGAAAAAGCGACGGCACTCTACGCAATTGCTGATGCTGCCGACGATTTAAAGAAAGCTGGAGCCAATGACGTAGAAGTTGGTGCATTTATTGCAGGTTCCAGGCAGAAATTAGCGGAAGAACGACCGGAACCTGAGAAATATGCCAAGGCTTACGCTGCGGCTTCCCGTTTTGTGGAGTCAAATAAATAATATAATTTTTAAAATTATTTAACTTTTGTATACCGGGGCAAGACCCCGGTTTTTTTGTCTAAATTCTTGGGCAAAGTCCTAGAAAACATGACAAAAATAACAAGGGGCGGCCCTATAGGACCCCAAAAAGGATATAAAATTTCCTGACGCTTCTCCCACACCCCGTGCGACGCGAGTTGCGTATAGAAAAAAAGAAAGGGTTGATGATTGAGTGCCAGGAAGAGCGAGTGAGTTTAAAGAATGAGCGATGACATGTCACGAAATCATAACAATCTGTTCTGTTTTATTAGCAGCGAGCGTTCGAATGACCCGATTTGATACGAATTAATATCGCGCATTTGGGGGAACGGCGCTCCACCCCTTGGTTCTCGAGGAAGAACGGTTTGATTATAACCAGGTTTAATCTTCAAGTTATACATTGAACTTACGTCGAGCTGGACGTTAAACGTAGCGACGTTCTATCTCGTTCCATTCATCTCATGCTCACCTTTCAACCAGAGTGTGACGACCGTACTCGCGTAGCGTGGTACGGAGGAGAGTCCACTCAACTTCACTTCCAACAACGTGGACATACGGAGAAGTGGATCGACATCGAGACACGTACACTTCCGTTTATCCCAGGTGGAGTGAAGGATCTATACGCAGAGATGCGTGACTACTACGACTATTGCTACTCCAACTAACCACTGACTCATGACTAACAATCACTTCGCTGACTCTTGTATCGCCATTGCTCTTGGCACTGGCTTGGGTATGATCCTCTCTGTCTTTGGACAGAAAGCAATCAACCAACACCACAAGAACACATGCCACGAGAGACCAGGGCACAACCTGGTATTCAGCCGTGGATTTCTTGGCGATACATACTTCTGTATCCATAACACAGACATCGTGAAGCCCTGACTCCTGCACTTAGCCCTTCCGTTGAGTACACATGTACTACGACGGTGGGCTTTCTGCAGGACTACACATCCTGCTCATCAACTCAACTCAGCTCAATCATGTTCTCTAGCACTATCATTGGCAACGTAAGCTACATGGAATTAGCGACCCATGAAGGTCGTGAATTTCTTGCAATTACAGTTGCAGTCAATGATGCCTACGACAGGTCCTGTCGAATTAAATTTAACAATTCCAACGGATTACTCACTGCCTATCGCAACGGTACGTTCGTGATAGGACAACAGATCATCCTCAGTCAATATGACGTACGGATCTCTAGCATCCGGACGCATTACACCAAGGATGATCAACTACTTCCACTCAAGTACCCTGAGATTGCTCTTACGAACGTGAGGGCAACACTTGGCTCAGCACCCAAGCCCAAGGCTGTTGTTGAACCAAGGGCTCAGGCAGTACCCACACTGGAAGAAGTCCCGTTCTAAACGACTCCTGCTCATAACCCTACCACTGATACGAATTCGTATCGGACGGTGGGTTTTCTGCAGGACTCACCTCCTGCATCCATCGCATTCAACTCATGAAACACACAACACGACTCGGACGCAACCGTTACATCAGACTTGATTCTTACGGTGAGTCTCGTGAGACACGCCGTACTAATTTCATCTGCGCACTATTCGTCATTGCCATTACATGCATGACGGCAGGCGCAATGGTCGGCGTTGACATCACCAATATCAACCCTCAGAACAATGCACACACAACTCGCTGAAACAACGCAGGTTATCGAAGCACGTATCCACTGCTTAATCGATAAGCTCATCGAGAAGTTTCAGCAACAACATCCTGGTTCCACGATTAACTACGAAGTGGTTCGTGGGACCAAGTACTACAAACTAATCTGCGTTGAGAATCCACACGCTCAACGCAAACACACGTCAGTCCATGCATTCGTCGGCAGACAAACAGGGTCTGTCTACAAGCCAGCATCATGGAAGGCACCAGCCAAACATGTGCGCTACAACTTGTTAGACGACGTATCGTTTGAGACCTGCCTCAAGAATGCCGACTGGGCTGGCGCTTACCTCTACATGCAGTAACTCACACCACACATCTGGTGTTCTCAAGAATCCCGACGCTACGGCTGGTACTTGCATCCATGTATGTACCAGCTATCCTCTATCTGCATCCATCGCACTCACTTCAATCAAAGCCATGGAACCCCTCAGCCAACTTGACGTTCAAAGCCCTGATCACGTCTCTGTCATCACCAGGGATGGCAAGATCACTGTCTCGGTAACGAAAGACGGTGCATCAGTGACACTGGGCTTTCCGATCAAAGCTGTCTTCAATACGACTCCCCCAGTCCCCCTCCAACAACAGCCGGCACCACAGATGATGGCTGTTAAAGATGCCAAGATTCAATCTCAGTATCAACGAGAAGCAAGCTTAGCTTATCTCGAGAAGCTTGCCTCCAAGGACCAAGGAACTACAGCTGATCGATCTTTTAAGAAGCCTGTACCTCATGGTGGTAACTACAAGTTAGATAACCAGAAGGTACGAGAGATCAAGCTGATGCTGTCCGACAAAGCGACAATGAATCGCTTTAAGTCAAGGCAGCAAGCCTACGAAGAGATTGCACGTGTGTACAACGTCAGTCACCACACAATCTCTAACATTCACAAGGGTACATCCTGGACCCAGGTGAAGATCTAACTACCGCAGTAGTACATACATATCATTCATGGACCTGAGCATGTCCTTAAACTGCTCAGCCAATTCACTCAATTCAAACCATGACAAACATTGACATGCTTCAAGAAGATGCCATGTTTCCTTGGCTTGCCGACGAATCAATGGCAGATCTTGATAACAACTACAACTCTGACTTGCTTGACGCCATGGCTGATCGTGCACACGAACTAGAAGAAGCCATGCGAGAAGCAGATCAATCCGAATTCCAATTCATCGAACCAATGGAGGACTTTCACGATGACCAAAGCTAAGCACACTCAGCAAGATGACACTGACATCGTCATTGTTATCATCGCTATCATCTTAATCCTGATCACTGAACTCATCGACGCAATCCAATGTCTTACCTCTCTGAACTCCAGAAGTACTACCCCAAGTCCTACAAGTTGCGCTACGCAATCCAGCGCTACAACACCCACAAGGACTGGGAACACGAAGACCCAACGACTGTCACCGTCCACGAAACCACGCTCAACTACGGCGGTCCAGAGGAAGGTGGATGGTACTACCAGGCAGGACTCCCAGTCCTCACCCATTGCATCTTCTCCAAGAAGCAAGCGGTCCAAACCTTCATCCAATACTTCGACGAGTACGAGATCGCAGACCAGCCAAGCCTCGGGCTCTCGACGACGTACCACAACTACGAAGTCAACTTCGCCAACGACTTCGCTAAGGTCTACCCCGAATCCAAACCACACTACTGCTGATGACAACAGAAGCACTGCCTCAGGTTCGGGGACTGACCATCAATCAACGCAACATTTATCTCTACTTCTTGGCACACAAGAAGAGACATAAGAACACACCGTGTTATGTACCACGGTGTTCAACTCAAGTATCCAGGCTTGATCAATACCTCAACGCATTGATCAAACTGGAACAATACGGTTTAATACGCGTTGACCGAAGCAGTGCTAACTACACTGGCTGGATCATGCTTGATCCCAAGTCAACGTAAGTGTTATACCGACATACCCTGGGCAGCATCGACGTAAGTACGGTGCGTAAGTCCCAGGGTTTACATTCACTCCACACCAAACCAATCATGGAACAAGCCAAAGCTTATCCACAAAACGAGTATTACTACCTGGAAGAAGTACGCTCCATCCTTAAGAATGTCCTTGCTCGCGAAAGCAAGCGACATGAGATGGACGAACATCTTGCACCACATACCAAAGGTGTAGTCGAAGAGATCATCTCCATGCTGGAGGAAGAACTTGACTACGACCCAACACCAAACGAACTAGGTGAACCACCTATCACTGCTGCAGAAATGCACGCAGCTGCATGGAAAGAACACCAGGCTATGCACTCGTAATCCCCCCTGCACCCCCGCAGGGGAGTACCAGGGGTAAACCTTATATTAGATAAGGAACCTTTATCTACATACCCCTGGTCTTACCTTGACAAGCCTGGTAGACTCTCATCATTCACTCCACACTATCTCAATGACTAACAACACTCCTCGCATACCAGACTCCATGGATATGCAAAGACTTCAAGCTATGCAATTAGTTGCACGTATGAAGGAAACATCCGATCGTCTTGGTATGGGATTCATAGGGGGCTTTATTGCCCCCGATGGACAGAAATTTGTTATGACAAATATGGACGAAGAAGAATCCCAAGCGCTACTACCAGACGATCTCAAATGACTAAGAAATCACTCATCAGTTTTGATCGCACCATCCATGGTGTAAACATCACCGAACACGGTGTCAAATCACTGACTAAAGCAGTCAAGCTTGGTCCATTCCAGCTGACTCTCAACGCCAGTCCCAATGGCGTCAAAGGATCAGTCAGTATTCCTGGCACTGGACTAAGCATTCCAAACATTAAGCTAATCTAAAGAACTGGGCGTCTGTACTCGTTGTGCAAACAGCACAGAAGGAGGCAGTGTAAGTCCCAGCTTCTGTCCACTAACTCAACTCAAATCATGTCTGCTTTCACCGACGACATCAACTTGTTTGATCGAATTAATCTTGCTGCATGCGCTGTGCGCAGGGCACAAGCCAACGTACTTAACGAACAACGTTTCAATGCCGAGTACACCAGTGCTCGTGCATGGAATAAGTACAAGTGCGTCATCACCAAAACGTATTCCTACGTGGATGAAGGCTAATGGTTAACTACTGTTCAGTCCTTGCTATTGAAGACGTTCAATTCACTGAAACTCATGTCACTGTTACAGCGCTTGTTGACGAAATGCGCCTACTCTATCGAGCAACTCATCTTGATCCTGAAGAGTGGGCTCCAGCACTTTGTACAGCAACTGTCGAGCTGGATCCAGACGAACCGATTCCTCTTGACGAAGATGGCTTCGCTCTGTATCTTGATCAGCTCGATCCACAGTGGCAACTCGTTGAATATGATTAACTAACACATAACTTCTAATACGTTAAAGAAGTTCTAACTCTTTAACACATTGTCCTGGGCATGACGTTAAACTGCCCATTAACAGTATCTACCTATCCATGAAACACTGGCTTTCACTACTCGCACTTAACTTCTTTATCGCACTTCCGGCCAACGCACAATGGGCCATGACATGTACCAGGGACCCTGGTTCATCTGTCAACCTACGCAATGGCCCATCCAAGAACAACACAGTCATCGCCTCCATACCGAACAGTCAATACCTCCGGGCATTGGACTGGGTATGGGGCGGTGATCAAATGCGTTGGTATCGCGTTGAATACAACGGACTCGTTGGCTGGATGCGCTCTGACTACCTCTGCCGATGACAAGAAAGATCATCCTTGGCGTCGCAGTCTTCATTGGCTTCCTCATCGCCTGTGCTGGTGTTGCCACCATGCAAATGGTCATTGGTGGATTGATGCCAAATAATCAACCTGACCAGGACGGCAAGCTTGATCCTGACCCACAGGTAAAAGCGAAACAAGAATGGGAAGCCAAGCTCAAAGAAGACGGCCAGACCCAAACTGAAACCAAAGAAGAACCAGTACAACAAACTCAGCAACCAACTCCAACTGTTGTTGAACAACCTGTTGTACCGCAACCTACTCCTCCACCGCCACCTCCTCGTGCTCCAAGCACAGGACCTGGAAACTTTGATGCAGCTCCTGCATACTACTCAGCGCCTGCACCCACAGGGCCAGGTAACATGTAACCAATGAAACTACCAATGATTGCACTCATCTCAACTGCACTTGGTGTTGGATCTGCCGTTGCAGTCCACAACATCAACAACATGGTTACTCATCACAATGAACAGCAAGATCACTTGCGTTCATTGATGTACTCACAACCTCTAGAGCAAGGGCCTGGTGATATGGCTCGCAGCGTCCCTGATGGGATGCTACCCCTCGATGCCACACCAACCCCTGGTGCCCCACCAGAGCCAGGCTCCGAGCGTCCTGAGATCCAATTCAAGAACAATGTACCCATCCCACCTGCACGCAATCGTCCGTCAGCAAAGCTGTTGCTGATTCGCACCAAGGAGACCGTTAAGCAAACCAAGGATCCAATCTGGAAACTACAGTTGGTTGCCAACGGTCAAGTCCTGGATAGCATGCCTGCTCTAACAGGACGTGCCTCTAAGCAAACAGCGAATCGCAACATTGCTGGCAACAAATCACCACTGCCCATCGGCACATACTCCATCGATCGGTACGGCATTGCCCGTGCACCATTCGATGATCCAGAACTTGGTAAAGGATTCTGGGTACCAGTGATTCCTTTATTCAACACCAACCGTTCAGCCCTTGGCTTCCACCAAGATCCAAGCTGGGGCAAACTCAACGGTGAGTCCGGTACCAGTGGATGCATTGGTCTGGAGTCACCAGAAGCCACAGCAAAGCTGGTGGAATGGATCAAACATTACAACATTC